ATGTGGATGCCTTCCTGCCTTCCGACCCACCGGAGGACTGGGCAGCCGCCTGGTCCTCTGTTCCGCCGGAGGGGGAGACGCCTGAGACCCGCATACTGGGTTACCAGGAGGAACCGGACTGGAATGTGCCGCAGCTGGATGTGCTGACGGAGGCTTCCAGGGAGGGGGTGGAGCGGCCCGCCCTGCTGGAGCAGGCGGAGCATTTGGACCAGGCAGTGGAACGGACGTGGCGCGGGGGCGCGGCAGTCCGCGCCCCCAGGGTGGAGGCAGGCCGGACGGCTCTACAGGACTGGGTGGGGCGGCGGTCCGGAGGGTGGCCGGAGCGCGGAGAAGACCCCGCCGCCGCGGTGGACCGGGCCTTTCAGCGGGACAGCCGGCGCTATGACCAGGGTTTTGCCCTGTACTGAGGAGGGATCTGTGGTGCGTTTGGCACCCATGCGTTATAAAAGCTATACCTGGCCCCACAACCCAAGGGTGTACTCCATTGACTATGAGCGAAAGATGGCGGTCCACAAGGTGCCCTTTGGACTCTACCACCTTCAGGATCTGGGCCGAACCCGGCGTGTGATGGAGGGAGAAGGAGAATTCGTGGGGGCGGACGCCTATTCCCAGTTTGGCCAGCTGGCCAACGTGTTCTATGACAGCGGGCCGGGCCTGCTGGTCCACCCCCTCTGGCAGGCAGCCAGCGCCTATTTTGTGGCGCTGAGGCTGGAGCAGGAACCGCGTCCCGACTATGTGCGTTATTCCTTTACCTTTTGGGAAGATGTGAGCTATTACAGCGGGGAGGTGCGGACCTTCTCCCAAGCCCAGGAGACATCAGCCGGAGGTTCCGGAGGGGGCGGGGACTACCATCTGGTAAGGCAGGGCGACACCTTCTGGTCCATCGCCCGGCAGTATGGCCTGTCTCTGGAGGAGCTGGCCGCCAAAAACCCGCAGATCCGGAACCCGAACCTGATCCGGGTGGGAGAGAAGGTGCGGATCACTTGACTGGTTATGTGACAACGGCCCAGGGGGTGACGACCGTCCTGCCCGCCCCGGTGTCCTGGTGCTTTCAGTATACCTCCGGTGTCCCCTGTGACAGCTTCCGCCTGCGGTGCATTTGGGAAGGAAACAATCAGGTCCGGCCGGAGGAGTGGGCCATGTTCCAGGCACTGGAGGGCGGGGCGGTGAAGTTCACTGGGGTGGTGGATGAGTGTGAGACCGTTCTGGGAGCGGAAGGGGCTTTTTTTGAGGTGAACGGACGGGGGATGGCCGCCCGGCTGCTGGACAACGAGGCCCTCAGCCAGGACTATGAGCTGGCAACTCCAGCAGACATCCTGCGGGACCATGTGGAGCCCTATGGCATCCGGACTGAGGGCGGCGCGGCGCTGGGACCGGTGTCCCGGTTCTCTGTGGCCGCCGGCAGCAGCGAGTGGGCCGTGCTGTATGAATTTGCCCGGTATCATAACGGGATCTGCCCCCGCTTCGACCGGGAGGGGCGGCTGATCCTGTCCCCCTGGGCGGACACCCGGGAGATCGCCCTGGATGACGCCGTTCCGGTGGAGCGGCTGAGCTGTCGGGTGCGGCGGTACGGCGTGCTGTCCCAGGTGGTGGTGCGGGACCGGTATCAGAACCAGACCGAGGCGGTGGATAATCCTGACTTTCAGGCCCTGGGGGGACGCAGACGGCAGGTGGTGACCATGCCGGGCAAGAGTCAGTACCAGGCCATGCGGTACAGCGGCCGATTCCAGCTGGAGCGCTCCGCCGCAGAGCAGCTGCGGATCCAGGCGGAGATCCCCATGCTGTTTTTCGCTCAGCCGGGGGATCTGGTGCGTCTGGAGCGGTCCAACTGGGGGCGCAA